GTGAAAATTGAGTTAGCTCGCTCACCTCTGTCATAAGTAGCTTCAATCTCAGCGACCATATCCCAAACTTCGGGACCAAAGTCGACCGCATCGGGCTGCTCTTCAGTAGGGGTCTTTGTAAGAAATCCCTTTTTTGTCTCGCACCAGGGGAAACCCATAGAAGTGCTGGTAGAAATCTTGTCAATATACTTCACACCAGGCAAACCATTCACGGCAGCTTTGTTGCTGAGGTAAACAAGTTCCTTCTCCCATCCATCTGGTAAACCAGTAAGGATGTCGTTGGTGAATGCATCCACACATTTAGCAAGAGTTTTGCGTTTGTAGGTTACATTCGGTTTCACCATCTCCACGACGTTCTTCCGCCATGGTTCCCATCCGCCCATGGCTGGCTGGCCATGTCTGACGGGGATCTGGTAGTGGTCCAACATCTCTTGTTGCAGAGGTGTGGCACACACTTTGCTCTTGGGTTTAGGTCGAAATCCACTAAATGAACCATAAACCCGCACTGTGGCAGTTTCCAGATATCGGAACATGCTCCGATGATGTAAGGGTCCCAAATGATGCTGTTTTTTAAGACAAGACATCACAGGTCTTGCACCACTCTGCACAACCAAGCGTTTGGGTATGCACACTTGTGCAGCCAAAGCTTCAATTTCACCCAACGTGACGGAGAGAACTCCAACACGGGTGTCATTGCCGAGTAAATGCAATCCAAAGATCACAGGTCCTCGTGGCGTGATACTAATGCACAACGAACCACACATTCCAACTTCCGTAGGAACATCACTGATGCCCATATGAACATTCAAATTTTTATTCAAATCTTCAACAGGCATTTGTGAAATGCGAGTAAGTGAGTACATGTTTCGCGTAACCACTCCACCATCATCATCTCGCATGAGAGCGAGGGCAGAAGTTGGCGAAATTGCTCCGCGAATCCAAAATTTGGACAGATCCTTAAATGGTGGAATGCTGTCCACTTGGAACATGCAAACATCAGAATCTGGACTAAAAGCAACATCTTCCCGACGCACTGTCAAAACCAAATTGGAGGACAAAACTCCTGTCGCCGACTGAATCACTCTAACAGTGAACTCATCGCAACCAGGCTTGAAGGCATGTGCATTGGTGACGCACTGGTGGCCTCTCAGAAAGACGCCGCGCATAATGCGTGTCGTTAACTCTCCTTTGGCCCTGATCCTCAAAAGCACGCAATTGCGTTGAAACAAATCGCGGACTCTCTCGGGAGTGATACCAACCATGCTCTGGCTCGCCTCGGGGACATCAAAGGTGGTCAATTCAATGGTGGGATTATACCACACATTTGAACTAGACTCCTTGAGCAATTG